AACTTTATTATCAATGTTGAGAAATCACGTTTTGTTAAAGAGAAATCTAAGATTCCGGTATCTGTAACATGGGATGGTGGTATTGAACGTTACAGTGGTTTACTTGATATTGCAATGCATGGTAACTTTGTTGCTAAACCTTCTAATGGATGGTATTGTAGAGTTAATCAAGAAACTGGTGTCCTTGAAGATCCTAAATGCCGTGAGAAAGAAACACTGACTAAAGAGTTCTGGGAACCTATCTTCGCAGAAACTAATCTCAAAGAATACATTAAGTCACATTATACCATTGGATTAAAATCAATGCTTGGTGAAGATGTTGATGTATTTAGCGATGTACAATCGGAGACAACCAGTGTATAATGTAACCACAAATGATTATAAATTCGTTGAACGTGCTGATGACGACTTTTATACTGTTGAGCTTACTACCGGCGATTGGGCTGGTACTAAGTATCAATATGGTAAAGTAAGCGCTAAGATTGAAGAAATCAATGATGATGAAGATGGTATTGCAAGGCTAAACTTTATGTGGACGCTAATTGAAGGTGATGAAGATCTTGCCGAGAATCCTGCCTTTCAAGACTATATAGGTAAAGTATTGCAAAACATTTTAGAAGATGCTTTTGACAGTGGTAATTATAAGATAGGAAATGATGATGATAGCAAACGTACCGACAACGATTCTGCGGAACCTATTAACCAATGATGAGTTTACCCGTAAAACTATTCCTTTCTTAAAGAAAGAATATTTTGAGGGTGCACAGCGGTTCGTATTTGATGAAATATTAAAGTTTGTTAGTAAGTATAACAAACTGCCAACCCCTGAAGCGTTGTCTATTGAATTAGATAACGCTAATCTTCCTGAGCAAACACATATTCAAGCTCATGAAGTTGTAGATAGTATTAAGGAGTTCGTCCCAGATGATATGGGTTGGCTCCTTGAATCATGTGAAAAGTGGTGTCAGGATCGAGCAATCTATCTTGCCATCATGAAGTCGATTGAAATTATTGATGGTCGTGATGAGAAACAGACAAAGAATGCTTTGCCTGAAATCTTATCTGACGCTCTTGCCGTTTCATTCGATACTAACATCGGCCACGACTATGTCGGTAACGCTGATGCTCGGTATGACTTTTATCATACTGCTGAAGAAAAATTGCCTTTTGATCTTGATAAGTTTAATCTTATTACAAAAGGTGGTTTACCGAAGAAAAGCCTAAACATCGCCCTTGCTGGTACCGGTGTTGGTAAATCTTTATATATGTGTCACTGTGCTGCTGGTGCATTGACCGATGGTAAAAACGTTCTTTATCTGACCATGGAAATGTCAGAAGAAAGAATAGCTGAACGTATTGATGCTAACTTGTTTAACGTGCCTATTGATCAACTTGAAAATCTATCGAAAGATATGTTTCATAATAAAGTAAACAAGATCGCATCCAAGACTTCAGGCCAATTGATTATTAAAGAATATCCAACTGGTTCTGCGCATGTCGGCCATTTCCGTGCATTGCTCAATGAACTTAAACTCAAAAAAGACTTTGCACCGGATATTATATTTATTGATTACTTGAACATCTGTGCATCGTCTCGTATAAAAGGATTAAGTGGCGGTGTCAATACGTATTCCCTCATCAAATCTATTGCAGAAGAGATTCGCGGACTTGCAGTCGAATACAACGTGCCCGTTGTATCAGCGACTCAGACAACTAGAACAGGATATGGATCGAGTGATGTCGGTCTCGAAGACACGTCTGAATCATTCGGATTACCTGCTACAGCTGATCTTATGTTCGCCCTCATCTCAAACGAAGAACTCGAAGGACTAAATCAAATACTTGTTAAGCAGCTTAAAAATCGTTATAACGATCCTGGTATTAACAAAAGATTTATAGTTGGAGTTGATAGATCAAAGATGCGACTGTATGATGTAGAAGATTCTGCGCAGAATATATCTGACGCGGGTCAAGATTCTGCGCCAATAAATACATTTGGTAACAGAGAAAAGAAAGATTATGGAGATTTTAAAGTATGAATGACGAAGGACCTTTTACTGCAGAAGCAAATCGCAGGCCGAAAAAAGCTATAAAACGTAAAATTATAACATATGAAGAAGTAGATGCTGGAGTAAAGATTACTACAGTAAGTCGACGATATTATGAAAGCGGTGATTACCATGATAATATGTCTACTGAAATTTTACCCTTGAATAAATAGGAATAGATCATGCAAGCTAAATTAGTCGCACATACTCAACTCACACATAGGATTCATGCAGGTGAACGTGACCACAACGGATTGGATAACATCCAGGACCTCATCGCTTATTGCGCCCGTGTCTCAAACCCGAAAAATCAAGCTAACACCAAGACAACTCCAAAGTTACTTGACTATCTCATCGAACATAAACACTGGTCACCATTCGAAATGGCAAGTGCAACAATCGAAGTTAACACAACCCGAGACATTGCAAGGCAACTATTACGTCATAGAAGCTTCAGCTTCCAAGAGTTTTCTCAGCGGTATGCTGACATACGCGATCTTAGTAACTCTGTTGTAATTCGTAAAGCACGTCTACAGGATTTAAAGAATAGACAGAATAGTGTAATTACAGATGATACTTCCCTTCATGTACAATGGGAACAACATCAACGTAATATTTGGCACACTGCTATGCAAGCCTATGAGTGGGCAATTGATAACGGCATTGCTAAAGAACAAGCAAGAGCTGTTTTACCTGAAGGTAATACACCTTCTCGTTTATATGTTAACGGTACTATTAGATCATGGATTCATTATTGTGAACTTAGATCTTCTAATGGTACACAACTAGAGCATATGGTTCTGGCTAAAGAGATTGCAGCAGCAATCGGCCAGATCTATCCAAAATTGTTAGATTTCACACAGGAGTAAATTAATGGGTAAAAGACTTAGTACGCACGAATCAGAATTAGGCAAAGGATATGCCGAAGTTCATTTTGATTTTAAAGAAGAACTAGCCTATATTAAATACTTTGATAATCACTCTAAGCAATTCTTCATAGAAGAATTTCCAGGTAAAACAGTTAGATATGCAGAAGATGCTGCAGAGAATTGGGCTTTAGGTATTAAAAAGCTTGAACCAACTCTTCATTAATACTGTAACATATATGTAACATTTTTAGCTTATTTGCAAATAAAACGCAAATAGGCTAAAATAACTGTGTACATTGCTATTTAAACCGTGTATAAAGGTTATAGAAACAAAAACAGAAAGATTACATTATGATTACGATTCACCAAATTCAACTTACTTCAGACCAAATCGATGCTGTAAACGCTGGATCAAAAGTAGAAGCTTTTGAAACTAAGAATAAGTTATCAATCTTCGGTTCTTTTAAGTCTGAAATGTTCTCACATTTTACTGCAGCTTTTAAAGTAAATACTCTTCGTTTAGAAGAAGCTTTCGAGTGGACTAATCTTTGGAATAGACAAGATAAAGTCGATGTACTCGGCGATCGTAATCACAGCTCATCTGTTGGTGATATCTTTGAATTGAACGGAGAATTCTTTCTTTGTTCAAACTTCGGTTTTAAACAAATTAAAGTGGAGGAAGTATAATGTTTGTAGTAAAAACTCAAATCCTTGAAAACTATGGCTCTCACGCTGAGGATGGTAAATTCTCTAGTGGCAATGCTTATTGGAAAATGAAGGGCGGTAATGATTATATCGTTCATGACTTAGATCGTGCTCAAGACGCATTAGCCTTTGTTGCTGCTAAGTATACTTCTAATGATCTTGATTGGAAAGAATTTCCAACTGAGGTTATCACTTGGGATGCTTGGCAAGAAGAGCTGACTGAATTGTCTGAAGACTATCGTACCTTTCTTATAGAGCAATCTATAGCATGTTCTCCTGAGGGCATGCTATGATAGCAGAATATTGGCAAGAATTCTGTATTATATGTTTCTTTGTAATCGCAATGATTAATCACGGATCTTATTCTCGTAAAGAAGGTATTAGACTGGGATCTGAACAAACATTAGACATACTTGAAAAAGAACGCATCATAAAAATAAACGAAAAAGGTGAAATTAATGGTGTACAAAGCAAGTAAAGTGTGGTAGAATAACTTATTATATTATGAAATGGAGTGAAAATTATGGGAATTAAAACAAATAAAGGTCGTGAGTCACAGGCTTATATCGGAACATTTAGATACGATTCATGCGATGACATGTTTCAGTTAGAAGATCTACGTGCAATGGTTAAACACATAAATCGTGATTTACGAGCTGCTAAAATGGATTACCAATTCTATGTTAAATGTCAAGGTAGGTCTGATACAGTAAAGCGTAGCTTTAGCAAGTATTATTACTCTTTGCCTTTATCAGTAGCTGACCGTGTAGATGCTTACATCTATAGAAGGCATACAGCTTGAACGAGATAGCCATCGTAGGTGGCACTCAATCACAGAAATCACTTGTATTTAAAGTCGTGACG